TGCATTCCTAGCGAATAAGTTCCCCATCTTTTCTATATCATTTGGAATTGGATGTTTATAATTACTCATTACTTCAAACATAAGATTAAGGAATTCATCCCAATACTCGCTCTCGCCAATAGAATCCACGAAATCCTCGATGGAATCTACCATTTTCTCGTAAGCGAAGTCTTCTAATTCCTGGTCACTAATTTCTTCCGTCCTTGGGTCGTGTACGTGTCCGCCACTAGGTGACCAAGTAGCTTCATCCCCATATCCTGATTTAATGTCTTTCATCTTATATCTCCAAGTTATTTACTAAGCTAGCTTACGCCTTATATTATATCGTAAACTAGCCTAAAAGTAAAGCTACATAATCCCGGCAAGTACCATTGCTGATTTAACGGTTTTCGTTTCGCAATCCTCGCACCAGCCGTTTTCCTGGTCTGGCTCGTATTCGGCGGTAAAATAGCAATCTTCATTCATACAAATTCCCGGAACTACGCCATCGTTGATATAATCCTCTATCAATTCATATTCGTCGTTAAAGCCATATTTATTTACCATGATTTGTAATTTTTCGTTTTCGACGCTCATTTTATATCTCCGGTTAGTTGATGGAAATACCATCCAGGTGCTCCCTATTTCTAAGGAGCACAAAGATTATTCTCTCATACATTCGATTTGATGGTCTGTAAGTACTGGCATATTTACCCAATAGGTGCCAGACTCGTTAGTTATATCTGTTAAAGGTTTAGTCCAATATTCTGCCGGAATTAGGTATCGCCTGTCCTTACTTACAAGACCACAAAACATAGTTCCTTTATATACCATATCATAATTTGCAAAATCTTCAACATCTATTACCATTAGATAAGCCCCTTTTCTGCTAATGAGGAGTGATTCGTACCGCCTATAATTATATGGTCAAGTACTCGAATGTCGATTAACATCAATGCATCGTTAAGTCTTTTAGTGATAGATATATCCGCTCGGGATGGCTCAGGGTCTCCACTTGGATGATTATGGTATAGAATAATAGCGGCGGCGTTATATCTTAGCGCAGCTTTGACTACCTCTCGCGGATGTACCGAAGCTCCATCTATTGTTCCATAAAACAAATCTTCGGAAGAAATGACCCCGTGCCTATTGTCTAGGAATAGACAGCCGAATATTTCCTGCTCTTTATTTCCAATAGATAGTTTCCAATATTCGATTGAGCTTTTCGGACTCGTAAGCCAAGATTCTGGAACTGACATTCTTTTTTCCAATATTAGCATAGCATCATCTATAATATTATCATCGGCTTTCTTGACCATATCGTCGTACTCTTCACCGTTCGCATATAGGTCGTATCGCTTTACATCTTCTGATTTAACTTTCATTTTATCATACCTTTCTGGTTAGTTGATAGAGGATTTACTATCCAATAGAGCACTGTTAAACAATGCTCTATAAGTTAGTTTAGTCCACTTGTTCTACATCGCATCGCTGCATGATTTCTGCGAAGAAATTATCGATAATTTCATATTTCTCGTTGACTTTCATTTCACTCTTAGAAGACATCCCGAACACAGCGGATTCTATGTGCTGATAAATCTTTTCCAATTTTTCTTCTTTCATTTCAGTTCTCATTTCGTTACGCTCTTGAATACGTCGCCAGCCATCGTTAATCCTAGTGACGCTGGTAAAGAAACTATTACGAACGGCCAAGTTAATATAACTATCGTCGTCATTATTGGCATATCTTGTGCTATCGTTACTGAAATCAAATACGGCCAAAAGGTAAACGATAACTTGAACCAAATCCAAATCGATACTAAAAACGCTAGAAGCCCGGTCATTTTCCCCACCCAAATAATATTTTAGCAGACCGTAGATCATCAGTAACCGATTCATCAGGAAGGCGTTCAAAAAATTCCTTTGCCTCTCTTTCGTGTCTAAACGATTTTTTATGAAATACTTTTGGGAAATCATCTGTAGTGACAAGATAGCCATTAGTTCCAAGAATTGCAATTATAGGAAGCTCAGATTCGGAATTTCTAGGGACAAGAACTGCTTTCGTTTTATTGTCCGTTGTTGTTCTTAATTTATACTCGCTTTTTATGAACGTAATCGGCATTAGCTTTCTCCGTTATGAACTACTGTAATTGCTGGAAGACTCGGCTTAACTATAACACACATATCCAGATATTCTCTATTTTCAGCGTCTAAATTTTTATATTCTTTCATTATAAGTGATGGCTTAAAAGCTATACACTCGCGCTCTTCGTTACTAAAATCATCAAACATAGCCTCAAGAGTTTCTTTATCAAGGCTGGTTGATACTTTCTTTACTGCTTTTACTAGAAATTCACCTTCGGTGAAATTATGTGTCCCTACATGCTTACCTTTTAAAAAATGAGCCGCTAATTCCTTTCGCAATTTCAACTCTTCTGATTTCGCAAATTTCAAAATATTTGCGGCATGAGTATAATCGGATAATGTTTTTTGTAAGTCGTTCATTTGTACCTCTTCTGGTTAAGTTTTCCCGATAGAATAACTATTATACCCTATTCTACCGGGAAAGTAAAATTATGAATTCCCAAACGGCAGGACTAATTTCCCAACGTAGTGAACCTTAATATCGAATGTTCCAGGAGTAACTAATTTAGCCTGAACATTAGTAACTACATCTAATTTATTGACTGAAAAGAAACTGTCTAGGAATCCTCTCACATCGCACTCATCTAGCTTTAGCCCGTCAATTTTCATCGTTTTCATATTAACCTCAGCAATTAGAATAGGTTTCGGTTACTTCGCGGGTGTTTAACTTACCACAAGCTCTTAGCAAATCTTTGATTTCTTTAGGCACTCTTGCTTCGATAGTGATATTGAACTCTATATCACAATAGAGCGATTTTATTGCCGCTTCAATCCAATTTCCGTTATATGATATCCCAGTTTCATCTAAGTCGACAACACTTTCATAATCTTCTTCGCAACGATACATTAACTGAATCCCGGTCTTATTTATATAAAAACTTGGATTCGATAATAGTACATTATATTGCTTATTAAATCTGTCTTCAAATTCGGAGATATTTTCGTTAATTACACTATCGTCAAAATTGATTAGCATATTAAGTTTATCTTTCATAGCTTCGATATTTTGATTAATTTGGTCAACTTCGTATTCAAGTTCTTCGCGAATAGTTTCGATGTTCATTTTTATTTACCTTTAGTTATAATAATAGCGAATTTGCTATCTCATAGCGCACTTTATTGGAATGCGCTATAGGATAGATTATACGTTATAATGCTTCCTAATAACTTTTGCTGCTTTATCTACCATGCTGAATCTCAACGAATCACCGGCGTTATCTGGATGATAGGCAGCTTTATAATAGGATTGTATCGCTTCGATATGCCCACCTAATAATGGGTCATTACGAATAAACGCCGCTTCATTATGGATACCAAATACTAATAAGGCGCGTTCAATACTAAGCACTCCATTTATCTTATCTTTAAATTCGTTATCAAGCTCCTGTCTTTCCATAGTTGGACTAAGAGCAGGTAGATTAGGAGTTGTCTTTTCGATAGGGTCTTCAATAAGTGACTCCTTTTTTCGATTTTCCTTTTGCTTTAACTTTTGCTCTTTAGTTTCGTTTTTCTCCTCTTCAATAATATCCCTTTCTATTACTTCTGATAATGTTTCACCTAAAAACGGCGATGAGTTATTTGGAAGCTCGACCTTTTCCATATCCATTTCCTCGATTACCTCATTAACTTTTTTAATCGAAGCACCCCCAGCTACACTTTTAACTTTATCGTATACCCTTTCTGCAATATCCCTATTTTTTGGCGCCGAAATTATTAGCGCTGCCGAATATTTTATTTCATTCATTGGACGGTCTGGAGTAAAGAATCTAGCAAGATTCATTAGTTTACTAGCTACGTTATTGTCCAAATCAGGAAAAATATTTTCGCGATATTTTCCGAAGCTGATATCGTCAGCGTGCTTGCTCCGAGCGGATACCAAAATAATTCCTTGCGCTAACTTTACCATTTTATCGGCTATATTTACCGCCGAAGCCACCATCGTAATTTCGCCGAGATTATATTCTGATAATCCTTCGACTCCCATGGAAATGATATCTTTCGACTTTGTTACTAATTGCTGATTCATTTTAACACTACCTTTTTCGTTGATGGATAATTAGGTTAGTAAAAAGTACTAACCGGGAATCTGAAAAGAATTAGAAATTGCGGTCGTCGCAGTCCTCCTTTAGCTGATTTTAATAATTTCCGGTCTTATGTAAAAATCGATAACCGAAAAAGCCTATATCCGAATACCTATTATAACTCACAAACGATAGAAAGTAAAGTCGAATATTTCTATACCAGTATAAAAAATGCTTATAAGTAGCGTCTTGCATCTGAAATAAAATAGAATAAATCGAATAAGTATAGTATAATATAGATTTGCAACTTCACCTCTAAATAGGATAAGATATGATTAATGTTAGGATATGGCTTCCATTTCCGCCAACAGTAAATAACTATTATGTTCAAACGAGGAACGGAAGATTCATAAGCAAGAAGGGAAAGCACTTCATATCCGCTGTCGGGGAGAAATGCATAGAGCAAGGTGTATCCAACTTACATTTAATCGATAAATTAAGTGTAAGTGTTGTACTATTTATGCCCGACAAAAGAAAACGAGACTTGGATAATTACAAAAAGGCGCTACTTGATAGTATAACAAAAGCCGGAGTCTGGATGGACGATTCGCAAATAGACCAGTTGCATAGCTATAGAGGTGGAGTCATAAAAGACGGAGCGACGATAATACAAATCGAAGAAGCTGGAATGGTCGTTCCTTGGAAGCACGAAGACATTGTTCTCGGCTAAACAATTCTTTACTTTTAAGGCGAAGTATAGTAAAATAGTAAATAGGGACAATTTTCTCGTCTCTCGTTGGCTGTCGCGGTCAAATTACTAATTAGGTCAGGAGATAAGCTACCTGGCCTGATTAGTTTCTCTTTTAGCGATGAGCCAAGAAACGCGGCAGCTAATAACAAAGCAAAAATGCTATTGGCGTCTTTATTGATGAAGGGGTTGTGCCCTTTTAATTTTGGAGAAAGAATAACAAATGTTCAAAATAACGGCAATAAAATCAGACTACAATATATCGAAAGTTATAAATGACGATGGTAGCGAATCGAAAGGATATGGACTATCCAGCGGACATTATTCAACCGTTGAACTAAACGACATTGAAGATTTAAAGGATACGATAACTCAATATCAAGCGCCAGATTTTATATTAACCTTTGGAAACGTAAAAGAAGAATACGAAAAGAATGGAATCATAAAAAGACTTGACTCAGAAGAAGTCGAAAATGGCTCCGCTATCGCTCGTGCCAGAAAATTCTTTGAGTATAGTGAAGGAGAAGGAATCCTATTTATAGATTATGACGTTAAGGTTGGAAAGCCATTAACGAAACTCCAATTGTTCGACGAAATAAATAAAGTATTTCCAGGCTTCGAGGATGCTCCATATTTATGGAAACCTAGCGGCTCTAGCTGTATATATGACGAATCAAGAAACGAATGGTATACCGGCTTAGAAGGTCAGCATATTTTCTTGCTTGTAGACGACGTAAGCAAATCGGAAGTATTACTAGCCTGGCTTAATCATACTGTAGACGGAATAGATACATCTGTAAGTCAGCCAGAAAGAATAGCATATATAACATCGAATCCAAAATATCCATACGTAAAAAGAGATTGCGAATACGAAGTATACAATAACTCCGCAGCTCCGCTACAGGTAGAATCCCTCAATTTAGATTTAAATGCATTAGAAAAATCAGAAGATAGCGGCGAAAAAGTATTATCAAAAAGCTCGACCGACGATGAAGCGCTGACTGCTTTTGAGCATTGGGATACGACCGGAAAGACGAGACATACAATATTGCTCAATTATATCCACGGAGAACTAAAGGATGGAAGAACAAAAGCAAGGACGATTCTGAACGCCAAAAGTCTAATGAAGAATGTTCCAGAGAATCTCCGCGATAGTACCTGGAATGAATATTACGAAGAAATCGAAAGATTCACAAACGAAGGGTACAAAAAACTACTTGATGCCGGGAGTATAGAAGATGAAGATGAATCAATAAGTGAAGAAGATATAGCCAACGTAGTACATAGAAACGATTTTAGTGAAAGATTAGGCGACGAAGAGCTATTTCCAAACGGGAGTCTCGGGAAACTAGCAAGATGCTTTTACGAGACGATGTGGCGCCCTAATAAGATGATGGCATTAGAGGCCGCAATAGGAACTATAGCGTATATGGCTGGTGGTTCATTCCGCGGCAAGTACAGGGATGACACGATTAATGTCTATCTGGTTGGAGTCGGTGGAACCGGAGTTGGAAAGAGCATACTAGTTAATGGGCCAAAGCACGTCGTAGACGAAGTGTTTTATGACGACAACGAGAATTTCGATAAGGCGAGCAAAGGAATAGTAAGTAGCATAGGAAGTGATACGGCGGTAGAAGATTTATTTCTGAAGCTAGGAGAGCGCCCAGATGTACTATTTTGCTGGGACGAATTTGGAAAGGCCATGCAATCATTTAGTAACAGCACCATGGACAGCAAAGCAAAGATGATGGATATATTTTTGGAGCTTTGGCCGGTGGCTCATATGAGGAGAACAAAGCGAGAACTATCCGGCGACAAAGATAAGGATATTTCGGTAATGAATGCTCCACACATGAACATAATCGGCGCGAGTACGGAGACTACACTAACGACCGGAATCGATTTAAGTTTTGTCAGTGACGGTCATGGCGCCCGGATTATAATTTTGCCCGCCGAGCCATATCGAGAAAACCCAGTCATAAGCGTGGATAACCTGACACTAGGAGAAAGCCTCGAAGGCAAAATCGAAAAGATTTTTGGCCTCGGTGAAGCCGGATTAGATGGCTTTTCAGACTCCGCGCTTATCCGCCTGAAGTCCCCCAGAAAAGTAAATTGGGATAGGCCAGTAGATGAGTTTATCCATAAGATTGCCTGCAAAGAGTTTGAAGACCCTGAGGGATTAGAGGCTATGGTAAGAAACAGAGACCCTATGAACATAAAGAAACTGGCAATGATAAAGTCCATAGCGGATAATCCTGAGTCTCCCATTGTTAAAATAGAAGACGTAGAATGGGGTGCTAAAATAGTAGAATATTCCGCGAGATACAAGGAATATCTATTTAATCATATGGTAGGAGAAAATAATCATGACCGAGCCGAGAAGAGTATTTTAGCATACATTGCATCGGCCGCCGGCAAGTGGGTGCCCCAGACTAATCTCCTGCATTTAAGCGCTATGGTAAAACTTTCTACTAGCTCCCGTATTCCGCTCCTTGAATATATGCTAAAGGATACTCAGGAAATCATCAGGGTCAGAAAACCCGGCAGAGGCAGAGCAAGCTACCTGTATAAATTAAGAACTAGCACGTGGCAATCCTCTGATGCCTTTGTAGATGGAGTGCTTAACGTCTATGACAACTCAAGAGACTCTGTTGAAAATATTAAGAAGCAAGAAACGAACATAGAAAAAGAAGGCATAAAGTCAAAATCAAATAGAAAAAGAAAAACATTAACCCCAGAAGAGATAGAAATAGAAAGAGCACGCATTAAATTAAAGATGGATAAAGTAAGGTCGACATTAATAAGAAGAGAATGACACTGATTTATCCGCTCCTCTCCCCTCTATTTGATTTACTTTGTTCTGTGTAGGTTCTATGGTTCTATCGTAGTTCTCTACGGTTTTAAAGGCGTTTACGCGGATTTTTAAAAAAGTCTTATAAATCAATAGTCTAGCTACATTAAATAAGGAGGTTAGGAGGGGGGGCCTCGTATATATATATACTATATATTACACAAGTATATATATCTTTAGAACTTATATAGGGGAGAATCTCCCGAAACCCAGCTGCGACGGGGTTTAAATAGGTCTAAAAATCGAAAACCTTTTTATATTAGCGATTTCGATTCTTTTTCTAACAAATACACGATTTTATTTACTTGCTTCCAATTGAAAGGGCTACATAAGTAGCCCTTATTCGATTTACATTTTATTTCCGATTAACGGCTTTTGTATTCGATTCCAGTTTCTTCGGATATTCGATGGGCATATTCGATGGCCGCTTTTTCTGTATCGAAATGCCCGCCGGTTTTCATTGGCATATGGATGTGCATTACTTCGTGGTGCTCCATAATGATTGCCCTCCAGTTATTCGCGTAGCCACAAGTCGTGACGTAAGGTGAGTCTATCATATGCTCCTCCAATAGGAATCCGCCAGCAGGACGAGTGCCAGCGGATTGGGTGGATTGGCTAATTAGTTTCAGGTGGGATATACCGCAGCTCAATGTCGAATGCTAATTGTTTGGCATCCTTGATGGCGGCGTCCTTTTCATCGTGATACATAATTCCAGTAAACGCTGTATCGTAAAAATCGATTTCCTTATCGAAAACCATACATACTGATTTCCATCCGCCAATGGCCTTGTATACAGTAATGAAAGTCTGCCGGCTTGCTACATGGTAGGCATCACGGATATAACTGAATTCTTCCTCCAGCTCTATATCCACGAAGATGATGCCCGGACATTCGTCTGTTGGCTCTTCATTGATATAGTCCAAGCCAAGGTCGTCGATTGCATTCAGGATGGCGATGGCCTCCCGGTCGGTTTCATATGCAAATTTCGATTCCATTTTATTCTCCAAGGTTATGTTCCCCATCGGCGATATTGCCAACGGGGAAGCGGTAATTTAGTATTGGGTCTTACAATTGTATGCATCCTTAACAAGATACGCCGCATCATGCAAGCCGATATTCAGCATACTCTTCACCATCTTAATATGAAGAACTTTATTTTGTTCCCCATATAAATACCAGGTTGCTCTGACCATCTTCCAAGCCTCTTCAATTTGCTTGCTGAATTCTATCGAATGGACATACCCACCCTCATCTTCAAATTCAATCATCTTCGTAGTTTTTATCGTCATTTTCATCTTTGTTCTCCAAGGTCGTGATGAAGGAACATCCCCCATCCCATAGCCCACTCAATATCGAATGGGCTATAAGATGCTTAGTAGATTCCCATCTCGCCGCGCATCATGCTGATATCTGTATAAAGCTCCACATCCGAAAGGATGAAATCGGGCTGTTCCGACAGCCACATTATCCCTCCGTGGCCTAATGTCCTGATTTCATCTAATAGCCTGCCCTTCTGTTCTTCGGTAATCGAGTCTCCCAGGAACACCATAGTATCTAGTATCTGTTGTGCATTCATCGCTATTTCCTCTCTACAAAGTTAAAACCGCAGTCCTTGTATTCAACACTGACTCGTCCGTTTACCAGTGCGTTGAACAGCTCCAGGATTTCGCTATCCAGGGCTGATGCGACCCATAACCCAGCGGAACAGATGTCCTCGTCTGGGCTATGAGCCAGCAGCTCGTTCAGCAGGTATGTCCTCACGTACCTTAACCTTTGCTCCCCCACTATAAGTTCCCGACCATTATGCGCTCCACCATAGGGTGGGAAAAGGAAAGGTCAACGTAGTTCCCCTCATCGTAATTCCGCAAGATGTCCCCCGATGATACTTCCTCGTAGCTTATAACAATTTCGCCTGTAATCTGGCGAACTTCGTCTACAAAAGTGACGACTGAATTGCCATCTCCAAGTTCTTCAATTGCGTAAGCGACTATATGCTCACGCCGAGGATTATATCCACGACCTGTGTTTATCTTCCCAAATTTGATTTTCTCTTTCATTTCTCTACTCCGCAAACTTTTGCCGCATACAATCCGGCGTCGAATCCTGAATCAAAATCGTTATCCATGTCATCTTCGACATAGGCTTTATAAGCTATATCGTTGACACATTCGGCCCAAATATTCGATGCTGGTATTCGACTGGCCATTCCGGCGGATGTAATCATGATTCCAACTGTCAGCGCAACTCCGACCGACACCATTCCTGCTGCAATTAAGTTATCTTGAGTTCTTATTTTCATCTCTATCTCCAGGTTATGGTAACAAGTTGTTACCCCAATGCTCCCCGGCATCTATATGAGGAGCATTAGGCTAATTCGCTTATAATTCCAGGAAGTTCCCCGCACCGTAATATATGGCAATTGTTAAATATTCGCCGCTGAGAGTTTCGATGTCTCTAATGGAGGTGTATGGGCCTTGCAGAATCCTAAAATCTAATCCTCCCTCCCAATCTTTTCTAACTCCTTTAGCGTCTGTATACTTCCGACCGTATGCCGGTAACAATATTAAATCCCACATTAGAAATCTCCCGGAAACGGTATGTACATTATTAAGGCGATTGCTGCGATAAACAGCGCGATTTCAATTCTCTCTCTGGTTTTTCTACTCATTTCTATCTCCTGTCAATCTTCTTCTTGCAGGTAAAATACTTCTTCGTCCGTGTCCATATCGAACACGGTAATTCTGTATGACTCGCCTTCTGCGAAATCTTTTTCTGCGACGGCAATTGCTTTTTCTTTACTGTCAAAGAAATAATAATTCCAATCTTCAACTACTTTATACATTTTCGCTTTCATTTTTATCTCCAGGTTATTCGGCCAGCCTATTCGACTGGCCTATTCGGTCAGGTATTCGGCTGATATTCGGTCGGCCATTCGATATTCGACAGGCATTCGGTCTGACGTTCGGTCTGGGATTCGCCTCTCAGTTCTACGAATTCCAGGTCGCTGTTTGCCAGCAGGCAGCTGGAAATGTCAGAGAATGCGATTCCGGCGGTCTCCGCCAATTCTCTGTATGCTCTATAATCCATGACTTTTTCTCCAAAAATCGGAATTTAAAAACCCCGTCTTGCGACGGGGTTTCCTATAGGCTAGCTTTGGATTGGGCCAGCTACTTTTTCCATTTCTACCTTCGCGTGGATTTTGTTAGCGAGTTCGAGCATTGGAAGGTTCGTTTTGAACGCTCTGGTTGGATTACCGGAAATCGCTTTCAGGAGCGTTTTAAGTTCGCTTTCTGTCATTTTTCCTTCGGCGAGTCTATCGGCCACTTTTTGCGGCACGGAGCGTTTCACGGCTTTTTCCGGCTTATCGAATCCGCCTTTTTTGAGTAGGCTTTCCGCGCCAGCTTTATCTACATTTTCGAGGGTAGATACTAATTGTATTATTTTAGTCCAGGTAGTTTCATTTTCTATGGCGGTATTGACTGCGTTTTTAGTAAGTGCTTTCATTTTAATTACCTTTATGGTTGTAGGGGAAATCCCCTTATTCTGGGTAAAATTACCCGTATCGCCCACCCGATTTTCGGGCGAGCGTTTCCCGCGTGGGGGGAAAGTCTCATTTCGTTTTTTATTTATCATACACGTAGTATACCGCCTTTTCCACGAAAAAGCTACCCGGCGGCGCTCCATCAACCCCTAGATACCTCCATCAACCACCCTCAACCACTCTCAACCCTCAACTCAACCTCAAGCCCCTTAATCTTCTCCACCGAACGAATAAATCCGAAAGCCTCAAAAATTTTTCAAAAGAAAATAGCCTAAAGCAAATAGGGAGGAGAGCACGCGGAACTGTGGACAGCGGAGCACATATGTTATCGGCCCGAGTTTAGGGGTATCGATACTAAGATTTAGCCTCCCTCGTCCTACGCTAGCCGTCTAGGGGGACGCTAGCCGAGAAGGAAGGGCGGTATATAGGTTCCGCTTTAGAACTCCTTAGAATCCTTAAATTCTCTATAATCTAGTAAGTTATTGATTCGCAAGGAGAAAATCGGCTCAAAAATAGTTCTTTACTTTTCGGTAAAAATAAGGTAAACTTAGTTGTAACTAAGTTTAATGATACATTAGGAAAAATAGTTGTTGTGAGTACTCTGGCCCAATTTAATAAAAATGATACATCTGATCTTCCACCTAAAGCGTGGAATTATGAAGCTATGTCATTTTTCGTTGAAAAGGATGAAAACGTAATCAAGAGACTTGCGGCGGGGCTTAGTGATAATGAGGTTCTAGGCACTTACGGGATTGAGGATCTTAATCAGCTTTCGATTCCTGACGCTTATTTCTTCTCTATTAACGTCCTTAAAGGCCGGAACGATGCCAAATTTAAGGTAACTGAGAAGCTCTTTAAGATTATGGGCTCAGTATCTCCTAAGGCAGCGGATGCCTGCCTTGCTTTTCTAACTGCTAATGCAGATAAATGGAAAGAAGTAGAGATGTCTGATGGAAACTCAAAATCCGTTACAATCACTGTTAATGATGGTGACGGTAAAATCGAATGAGTAAGCAGGCATCAATTCAGTCTACAGTCAGCGATAGCGATCACGCTTGGCAAACGACGCCTCCACAAGGAAAGTTCTGGAATGCATGGTTCACGCTTACTGCTTGGGCATTAGCGTTCGTCGCGGGCTTTGGCTCCGGCAAATCAGAAATCATGCACTATATCGCAGTAATGACCGTAGTAAAATTCCCTTGGGCTAACGTAGCTCTTTACGCTCCTACTTACGATTTGATTAAGCTAAACAATCAGCCCCGAATCGCGGAACTCCTTGATCACTTTGGCCTGTCCTGGACTTTTAATAAACAAGATTTCATCTTTTATATTAAAGGCCACGGTAAGATAATCTGTCGCTCCATGGATAACCCGGCAAGGATTATAGCCTATGAAGTATTCGCTAGCTTTGTAGACGAATTAGATACTATGCCCCAATCGAGAGCCGAAGAAGCATGGAATAAAATCATCTCTCGTAATCGTCAGCAGCCGCCTCTTGGAACGGTCATCCCAAAAGATATAATGGCAGACTTTGAAAACGAGTCTGCACCGCTACCAGCGGATACTATATATAACGGGACGTTTACAATTCCTAATAAAGTAGGAGTGTTCACCACTCCTGAAGGATATAAATTCACTTATAAGAAATGGGAAAAGGAAGATAACGAAGGATACCTTTTAGTCAGGGCAGCCACCGAATCTAATCCTTATTTGCCTAAGAGCTATATAGCTAATTTGCGCGCTAGTTATCCACCACAGTTAATCGAAGCATATCTAAATGGAGAATTCGTCAACTTAACTGGCGGAGCCTGCTATCATTGCTTTAGCAGAAAGGATCATCACTTTGAATTCAACGACGCTATTAACGACGAAATGTATAACTCTAACGTGGTATCGATAGGATGAAGATTCTTCACGTAGGAATGGACTTTAACGTGGAGCATATGGCGGCTGTTTGCGCTAGATTAATCGACGGAAAATTATATGTATTCAAAGAATACCATGATTTCTTGGATACCCCGGAATTAGTTGCAGCAATACAATTCGATTTTCCAGACGATAAACTAATTTGTTATCCCGATGCTAGTGGCATAAAGAGAGGATCGACCGACGCAGGAACGTCTGATATTGCATTATTGCGCAAAGCTGGATTTTCAATTAGGGCAAGAAGTAAAAACCCATTCATTAAGGATAGAATTGCGTCGGTAAATAACGCATTTAATCGCGAAAAATTATTTATCGATACTGAAAGATGCCCCGAAATAACAGAAGCCCTCGAACAGCAAATTTATACTCCTAACGGGCAACCCGATAAGAAGTCTGGGCTAGATCATATTACTGACGCAGTTGGGTATCTAGTATATTACCTAATGCCAGTGCGCGAACTTAAACCACAAACACGTGGAGTAGTACATTGATAATGCAATCTAGCGCTATTAACGTAGATATTCACGAAACTTATGGCCGTGCTTTATCCAGATGGATGAAAATGGACGACTGCTATAATCGTGACGTAAAGCGCTACGCTCAAAGGTACATAGCTGCTCCAGCAGGTCAAATGGACGTTACGTTGCTCGATGCGACGCAGATAGAGCAGATGAAGAAGTCCACTAACGGTCTGATTCAACCACTCGCGGAAGGTGCTGGCTGGGACGACTTCCCATTAACTAAGAAATATATTAACGATGGATACGTCCCGGATTTGCTAGGGCCAACTACACGGGGAAACATGTCTCTCGTCGGAGAGCATAAGTCTGTTTATGAAGCCCCCGATAGCATGGAATATCTTTCCGAGCGTGCGACGAAAGATGGCAAATCACTTAACGAATTATTTTTAAGAGTAGCTCTTCAGATTTTGCTCAAGGGGCGTTGTCCTTTGGTGCTTGATATAGATGACTCTGACGGTAAAATTAAAATCGTACAATTTCGTGAAACGGCGCTTTTAAATTGGGAAGCGTCCGATGCATCTACTGACGACTCTACTTTTAATTGGGCTATTTTTCGCGATTATGAACTAAACGAAAAATACGATCCAATTTCTAATCGTGGTGTGCCGAAACATAAGGAAATTATAATTCGCCATATGCTAGTTAACGGCATATACACAATCGAGAACCATAGAGCGACTGATGATGGCACTGTAGTAGAAACGATAGTGCCGACATATATGGGCAAGACGATTGACTTTATTCCAGTAATTGCATGTGGATCTCTCGATAATACCCCAGATATAGATATTATTCCTTTAGAGGGAATAGCAGACTGCGAAATTAGTATATATGATTTATCTTGTATGCTAAAGCATGCAGAGAATACGTCTACAGTTCCGACTATGTATATGACCGGAGTTGATAAGGACGAGACACCTGGTGCTACTGGACTAGGCGTACTCATATCTCTAGCGGATAGTCAGGCAAGGGTAGGGTATACAACTACCGATACTTCCGCTATGACTCACCTATTGGCTAGGATAGTAGATTTATATTCTCAAGCGCAAGAACTCGGTGCATCATTGCTCGGATCGAGAAAAGGAGCGGCAGAATCTGGAGAGGCTCTTCGACTTAGGCAGGCTTCGGCTACTGCATCGCTTAAATCCGTCGTCGGTAATGTTGGAGTAGGGCTACAGCAAATAAGTAGATGGGCTACTATTTGGGCTGGCGGAGACGAAAACGAAACCGAATTTACTCCGAATCAGGAGTTCTCTACGTTTAGCCTTACTGCTAACGAGCAGATCGCTATGATCCAAAGCTGGCAGTCTACCGCTATTAGCCATAGCACGCTTCTTGAAAGTTTCCGTAAGGCCGGGATGTTACATCCAGGTGAAACTGTTCAGGATGAATTAGATAGGCTAGATAAAGACGGAGAGAAATACGAAGCGCCAGTAGAGCCAGGGGATATAGATTCGAGCGCTAACGATGGAATGATTACTGACGAATTAGACGTAGGTGAAGGCTTAGTTAAGACGAATACTATGGATAAGACTATTAAGAAATGAGCAACTTAATATTAAATTTCTCGCTCAACACAGGCAGGTCTGTGACCAAAATTAGGAGATTCCAGTGGAATTAGAAGAAGCATT